CCAGGATCATCCTCCAGCACCTGTGGGAAACACAGCACGGCCCCACCGCCCGCCCGTCGATGGGCGGCATGGACATGATCCAGCCCCCCGGATTCAGTTTCGCCATCCCCAACCGCGCCGCCGAACTCCTCGAAGGCTCGCTGAACGGGATGCCATTCAAGTCAGAGGCATACCTCTAAGTGACCACCTCGCGCGTCCCGGCGCTCATCGACTACCTGGTGGCGCAGTTCCAGGCCGCGTCCACTCTGGGGGGCGCGTCGCCGCCGGTGCTGGTGTTCGACGGGCCGCCGACGACCGCGGATCCGGCGCCACTCGCCCTCTATGTCGGCGTCGGCGACGTGTTCGCCGACACCCCGCCCACGGCGGCGACCTCGGAGCAGACAGCGGTGGGTCTGGCGCAAAAGCGCGAGGAACTCGCCACCATCCACCTGGCCGCGGTCGCGTGGGCGGGGACGGACGACATGAAAACCGTCCGCGCCTCGGCCTACGCCATCGCCGCCGCCGTCGAAGACCTCGTACGCGCCGACACCGCACTCGCGGGCCTGCCGGGTGCGGCTCTGGCCCGGCCGGGGGTGACGGGAATCGTTTTGCAGCAGAACAACACCGCGCAAGGCGCGGTCGCGCAGGTGTCGTTTCAGATCACATACCGCACATTGATCGGCGTTTGAAAGGACAAACGGATGACGGCCTATGCCATCCAGTCGCCGCCGCACGCGGGGGCGCAGCTCACCATGACCTTGCCGACGACCGGCGCGGTCGACACGTGGCCGACGGGCGCGAACGTGTCCGCGTTCATCCAGGGCCCGTCGTCGGCGACGGCGACCGTATCGCTGCCGATCCCCACCTTCGACGGGCAGGCCGTCACCGCCCGGTCGGTGACGGTCGCGTCGGGCCAGACGTGGTTTGTGCCGTTGCCGCCGTCGGTGTATGGGGTGGGCCCGATCACCGTCACCTGGTCCGGGACGCTCACGGCGTCAGCGGTCGCGATCATCACGTCCGTGGGGTCGTGATGTCGGCGGTCATGTACCACCCGCAGACGCAGGCGACGATCGTTGTCAGCCCAGACGCGGTGCCGCAGTACCGGCAGTCGGGGTGGCTGCTCCGCTCCGAATGGGACGCGAACCAGGCCACCGCCGCCCAAGACACGGCTATCTCATCAGGCGACGTCACCGTTGAGGCGCAAACGGCGACCGCGGACGGTGCAGCGCAGGCCACGGAAACGGACGAGGAGAACTAGGATGCCCGCGACGCCCCTCACCCCGACTACCAGATATTTCCCGCCGGGTGTCCGGAAGATCTACTGGGTGCCGGCGATCTCGAACTACAACGCGCCGACCCGCGCCGAACTCAACGCCGGCACCGATTTGTCGGCGGAGATCGAGACAATGAACGGCTGGTCCCTCCAGGGAGCCACCGTTGACGTCCCGGACATGGGTTCCCGGTTCACCTCCCAAGTCCCCGGCCGGCTGACCAGCGCACAAAACGACATCACCGCGTACATGTCGCAAAACTCGAACGACGTCCGCTCCCTGCTGCCCCGCGACACCAACGGCTATGTGGTGTGCCTGTGGGAGGGTGACGTGACCGGGCAGAAGATGGACGTGTTCCCGGTGCGGGTCGTCACGCAGGCGAACGACACCGTCGTCGACGACCCGGGGAAGACAACCATCTCGTTCGCGATCACGAAACTCCCCGCGATCTACATCACCATCCCGTAATGCCGGACGCCCGGGTCAAGGTCAGCGCGACGCGCACCGGCCCGGACCTGGGGAAGATCGCCCGCGAGCTGCTCGCCATGGACGAGGGGAAGGTGACCGGTATTTTGCGTCGCCGCCTCGAGGACGCGGCGCGGCCGTTCCCGGCCGCGGTGCGCGCTTCGGTCCTCGCGATCCCTGTCAAACCCGGGGGGAAGCACACGGGTCTGCGGGGACGGATCGCGTTGTGCGCGGAAACGTCGTCGCTGGTCGAAGGCCACAACGTGTATGTGCGGATCTGGATGAACCCAGAGAACATGCGCCCCGATTACATGACGCTGCCGCTGTACATGGAGGGCGTGAAAGTGTCCCGGCGGCGGGATTACACCCGGTGGCGTCACCCGGTGTACGGAAACCGCGAAGTGTGGGCACAGCAAGATGCGCACCCGTACTTTTATCAGGCGGCGCGGCCGTTCGGGGTAGCGTCGGAGTTCGCGGTCCGGGACGCGCTCAGCGAGATCACCCGCGAACTGAACGGGTGACCGGTGGCGTCCCCGCGGCCGGGAGCGCACGCAGTGCCATGACCAGCGCCACGACCCACCCGATGACCGTCCAGCCGAAGAACAGGTTGACCACGATGACCTGCGATTTCGCGGGGACGCGGCGGTGGACGGCGACGAACGACGGGACCCAGTAGGCGACGACGGGCAGCACCACGAACGCGATGGTGCCGGCGATCTGCCCGGCGAGCGTGTTGCCGCCTTCAGCGATAACCAGCATGAACGTTTCCCCCTTCATCTTGCACTGTATCCCCGGAGGCAGCCTCGTGCGTCTATCGAAAGATGACATTCTTCACGCCGAAGACTTGCGCACCGAAGAAGTTGACGTCCCCGAATGGGGCGGGACGGTGCTCGTCCGTGGCCTGACCGGACGTGAACGCGACGAGTTCGAAGGATCAGTCCTCGAGCAGCGGGGGCAGAAGACGGTGACGAACACGGCGAACGTCCGCGCGAAACTCGCCGTCAAATGCGTCGTCGACGACACCGGCCAGCGGGTGTTCGCCGGTTCAAGTTCGAACTCGCCAGCCGCCTCAGCATGACCGTCCATGACCTGCTCGGCCGCGTCAGCAGCATGGAACTCACCCAGTGGATGGCGCTGTTCGAAGCCGAAGCAGCTGAGCGGCGCGACCAGCAGCAGCCGCGTCAGCAGCTGAGAGGTTTGTGACCGGTGGCGACGATCCAATATGTGGTCAACGCGGTCGACGCGGCGTCGGCGACGTTCACCCGGATCGCGGCGACCGCTGACACGCTCAACAACCAGCTCGACGAGCTCGCGCACAAATCAGCGACCGCCCGTGTCGGCCTCGCCGGTGACAAAGAGGCGCAGGCGTCGCTCACCGATATCGATCTGAAACTGGCGCGGCTCGGGAAACGGATCGCCAAACCAGACGTCACCGTCGAGGGTCTCGCCGCGGCCCGTTTGGGGATCATGCGTCTCGACGTGGCGCTCGACCGGCTCGACCGCAAAACGGTCACCGTCGATGTGGACTGGCGCGGACGCATCGGCCAGTTCCTGTTCGCCTCCGGCGGCGGCGTAGGTAACGCATTCCGGCAGTTGTTCGGCGGGGGCGCCGGTGGCGCGGGATCGAAGGCGGCGGCTACGGGGGGGATCCTCGGTGGTTTGCAGAACGCGCTGCCGGTCACGGGGCAGGCAGCGCTGTACGGCGGCCTGGGTTTGCTCGCCGCGACCCTCGGGCCGGCGCTGATACCGACGCTGCTGGGTGGCGCGATCGGCGGCGCGGGCGCGTTCGGTGGTCTCGCGATCGGGTCGAAAGACCTGGCACAGTTGCAGACGCTGCGGAAACAGCTCGCTGGTGTCACCGGCACCACCCCCGCGTCACAAGCGGCGCGGGCCCGGATCCAGGGACAGATCACAGCGTTCCGGCAGGCGAACCTGCCGCAGATCGCGTTCGGCCGGCAGGCCGCGGCGCTCACGGGCACCGTGGAGTCCACGTTTTTCGGTGCGCTCACCACACGGCCGGTGATCCGGCCCGGCGGCACCGGCCCCGGCACCCACCAGCAGGTCCTGGGGCAAAGTTTCCTCCAGGGCCTGATCCCCATTTTTCAGCAGCTCGGCAAGTTCATCAAAAGCATGGGGCCGCAGCTCGGCGACCTGTTCCGCGCGTCGCTGCCGTTCCTGAAAGAGTTCGTCAAAGTCCTCGAGGCGGCGGCTAAAACTATTCTCCCGGCGATCACCCAGTCGCTGAAAGACATGGCGCCGTCGCTGCCGCTGATCACCCACGGGTTCGTCATCCTGATCGAGGGGATCGCGCGGATGATCCAGGCGATCGGCCCCCGTGGGATGAAAGCCGCGGCGAAACTGTTCGTCGACCTGATGCGGATCATGACGTTCGCGTTGCAGACACTCGGCCAGTTCATGAACGGCGCCGCCGTCACCGTGCAATACGTCGCGCACGTCTTCCACCAGCAGTGGGACGAGGTGCGGCACCGCACCGCCGACGCGTTCGACCGTATCCGGCATGACATCGCTGACTTCGCCCACAACATCGCCGTCTGGTTCGACCGGATCCGCCACTTCGTCGCCGCGTCGTGGGACGCGACATGGAACGACACGATCGGCCGTGTCAAAAGCAGCATCGGCACGGTCGTGACCTGGGTCAAAGGGATGCCCGCGAAAATCCTTAGTGTCCTCCGCGGCCTGGGGCATTCGCTCGCCTCGTTCATGTCCGCCGCGTTCACCGAGATGCTCAACGCGATGAAAAACGTCGGCAAAACGATCTGGGGCTGGCTCACCAGCTGGGTCAGCGCCATCCCCGGTTTCCTGAAGAAAATCCTCGGTATCAAATCGCCGTCGTCTGTTTTCTACAACATTGGGAAACAGATGATGATGGGCCTGTTCCACGGCATCCAGGACCACGCCAACCAGGCGAGGAACGCCGCGCAGCGGGCTGTGTCCAGCGCCCCCGGCGGTTTGGGTGGCCCCGCGTCGGCGTCAGCGGCGCAGGCGCAAGCCTACGCGCGGGGGCGCCTGGGTGCGTATGGGTGGGGTTTCAACCAGTTCCAGTCGCTGGTCAACTTGTGGAACGGCGAGTCGGGGTGGAACCGGTTCGCCCGCAACCCCTCATCCGGTGCGTACGGCATCCCGCAGGCGCTCCCGCCGGGGAAGATGGGCGCGGCGGCGAACCCGCCGCAGTCGTCAGCGGCGGCGCAGATCAACTGGGGCATGGGTTATATCCGCGCCGTGTATGGGTCCCCGAACGCCGCCTACGGTGCGTGGCTGTCCCGTTCACCCCACTGGTATGACCGTGGCGGCTGGCTCCCGCCCGGCGCGACGCTCGCGGTGAACACGACCGGCGCGCCGGAACGGGTCGTGTCCGGCCGCACAGATATGGCGATGCTGTCGTCCCTCCACCGCATTGAGGCGCTCCTGGCAGACGGCCCATACCGGACCGCCGCCGGTGTCGGTGATGCGGTGAGCGGCGCGTCGCGGCAGGCGGCGAAGTCGGCGCGTTACAGTGCGAGGCCGCGGTGACCGAATCCCTGAACCTCGGTGGCGTCATCGAGCTCCTCGGCTCCCCCGCGGGGTTCGTCCCGTCGATGCTCCCGAACGCCGCCGGCGCCACCTACGGCCTCGGTGGCGCCGCTGACGTGTGGGACCTCGGCGCCCCCCAGCCCGTCGTTGACGTGCTCGCGACCCTCCTCGGCGACGGTGAAATCCCCCTCGGCCGCCGCGCGAGCAACCGCACCATCACCCTCCCGGTGGTGATCCGCGCGCCCGACCTCGCCACCCTGACCGGCGCCCGCGAAGCCTTGTTCGCGGTCGTCGATCAGGCGTACTGGAACCTGACGTGGACCCGTGACCTGGCGACCGCGTATCCGGTGACGTTCGACTGTTTCCGCGCGGCACCGTCGGTCATCACCTACAGCCTTGAGGATTCTGATGCGCTGATCGCGCGGATTCTCCTGTCGTTCCAGGCTTTGCCGTATGCGCGGTCCGCGAGCAATCCGCAGACGCTGAACTTCGCGTCGCCGATCACTGGCGCGTCCGCGCCGCCGCCGGTTGTCACACTGGACACTTACAGTTCGGTGTCGTCGTCGACGCAGCCCACCTGGTGGCAGGCGAAACCGCAGGCGGTCCTCGGGCCGGGGTCGGCGTTCTGGGACTGGGATTCGACCGACCAGGACTCCGCGCCCCTCTACACCCACACGCTCGCCGCGCCGGTGGATGTGACCGGGCGGACGAAACTGTCGCTGTGGCTCGGGCTGGGGTCGCCGGAGAACTACGGCACCTGGCATAAGGGGAACGTGACGTTCGCGTTCACGCTGACCGACAACGCGGCGCATACGGTCACGTTCGGCACGACGGTGAAGGTCGCGGCGTCGAACTCGGGGTCGGCGCCGAAATGGAACCAGATCACCGCGCAAATCCCCCAGGGCGCGGGCCTGTTCGACTACACCCACGTCAACGCATATTCGGTGCAGTTGTGGCGGTTCGTCGGTTCCGACGGCGACCTGGAACTCGATTCGGATGTGTGGCTCAACGGGCTGCAGGCGATCCCCGCGACCACCGGCAGCCCCGCGTCGTCGCGGGGAACGGTGTACAGCCTGAACAGTATCCTCGGGTCGGCGCACACACCGATGAACCTGCAGTTCCAGCAGGCACCGAACACGGTCCCTACCACCACCACTTACACAACGCCGGGGTCGGTGAGTTTCAACCCGCCCGCGAACGTCGCGGCGGTTCAGGTCAAAAAATGGGGCGCTGGTGGCCGCGGCGGGAACCGCACCTCCGCCGGGAACACCGGTGGCGGCGGCGGCGCCGAGTTCACCGAGTCGTCTTATTTCCCGGTGTCACCGGGGGTGCCGGTCGCCGGGTTCGTCGGCGCTGGCGGCACCACCGCCGGCGGCGGTTTCGTCCAGCGCGTCTGTAAAGGCACCCTGAACTCGACGAGTTCCACCACGTTCTCCGGGACCGTCGCCGCCGCGGTGACCGGTGGGCAGTCGCTGATCGTGATGATCGGGTTCGGTCTCACCGGCGGCGCCGTCACATCGGTGACGGACAGCAAATCGAACACCTACAGCAAGGATTATGCGGTGAACCCGGCGACGACCGGGCAGCGGTGCCTCGAAGTGTGGCGGTGCGCGAGCAACACGGCCCTGACGACGTCGGACACGATCACCGTCACCCTGTCGAGTTCCCAGTCGAACGGTGCCGCGTTCATCTGCGACGCGTACGTCCCCCTCGCCGCCACCGACGTGCAAGGCTTCGACTTCAACACGTCCTCGACGGGGAGCGTCGCCCCGAACTGCACCATCACCGCCTCTGATGTGGTCGCGGTCGCTGGGGGGATGGTGTTCGCCGCTGGTGACACCCCGTCGATCGGCGGCGCGTTCACCGCGACCGGGTCCGCGGCGAACTGCAACACCGGCAGCACCGGCTGCGATTTCCTCACCGCCTACGACAACGGCCCCGCGGCCGGGTCGCTGACCGCGACGTTCACATGGGGAACGAACCATTCGAACGTCGGTGTCATCCTCGGCTACACCGCGTCGGGGACCGGTGCGGTCGACGGGCAGGGAACCTGGTTCGGCGCGAACGATGCGACGACCGGGCACGGCGGGAAAGGTGTCACCGCCAACACCAGCGCCGGCGGCGCCGGCGGCACCGGTGCGACGCTGGCGAGTTTCCTCACCGGCACCGCGTCCACGTTTGAGACGAACATCGCCACGTGGGCGGCTGTGACGAACTGCGCCATCGTCCAGACCGCGGCGCAGGCCCACGCCGGCACTAAAAGCCTGCAGCTCACCTCGGCCGCGGCGGGGGACATGACCGCCGCGCACACCGCGGCGGGGACGATCCTGGTCAACGGGGCGCCGGTCCTCGGCTCCGCAGCGGTCACCGTCTCCGCCTGGTTCCGCACCGCCGTGACAGCCAGGACGTGTAACATCGGCGCCGACTTTTACGACTCGGGCGGTGCGTCCACCGGCGCCACGTCCTACAGCGCGAACATCACCGACTCAGCAGCTGGGTGGACGCAGGCGACAGGTGTGTTCGTGTCACCCGCGAACGCGGCGTTCTGCCGGGTCACCGCGAAAGTGCAGGCTACCGGCGCAGGCAGCGAAGTCCACTACATCGACGACGTGGCCCTGTATCAGGGCGCGGTGTGGGCCGGCACCGCCGGCGGCGGCGGCGGCGGCGGCGGTTCCGCTGGTGAAACCGGCGCCGGCGGCAACGGCGCCGTCACCGGCGGTGGTTCAGCTGGGACCGGTGGCGGCGCGGCGGGTGGCGCGGGCGGCGCGTCCGGCGGCAACAACCCCGGCGCCGCGGGGAGCGCGCCGGGCGCGGGTGGGGGTGGCGCGTTCTCCACCACGACCGCCGCGGCGGGGAACGGCGCCAACGGCCAGATCCAGGTGTCCTATACGGTGACGCAGACACCGTTCGCGACGCTCGTCGCGCACATGGCCGGGCAGGACGCACCCGCGGCGCTGGTGCCGCTCGTGCAGGCCGGTAACGGCGCCGACCCGCCCGACGGCCGCGAATACACGGTCCCCGCCGCCGCGGCGGGGGTGAACGCACGGTTCGCCGGCACCTACACGCTGATCCTGTCGAACTTCACTTTCGACACCCCCGCGAGTTCACGGACGGTGACCGTCACCGTCAAACAGTATGAGTATCCGGGTGGTCCCGCCGCGTCCACAGCGGTGGCGCGGACGTTCACCCCCTCGTCGGATATCACGAACGGGCTGGTGATCCTCGACAATGTGACGCTGCCGGTGAAACAGATCCCCGACGACAACACCTCCGCCTACTTCACCGTCAACGTGAACGGAACCAACGCGAACGACCGCTATCTGGACCTGCTATTCCTCGACACCGACGGGCAGCTCGTCTACGTCAACATCGGCGACGGCAACTCCTACGTCAGTTACTTCCTCGACGCGCCCACCGCCAGCCAGGACCTCGGGCTCCTGTCCGGCACCGATTTCGACCGGTCGTCCGCGGTGTCCGTCGCGCAGTATGCGATCATCTCCGGCGGCCCGCTGATGGCATCACCGGGGAACAATGCGCTCCTGGTCTACGCCGTCGAGGGGCAGCCGGCGCTGCAGGTCACGTATCAGCCGCGGTACTGGGTCGACGACCCCGGCGGCCCCGGCGGCCCCTAACAGGAAGGGTCTGGGCCATGTTTCTGCTGACCGCCCGGCAGGTGAAAACCGCTGCTGCTGCCGCAGCCGGCGCCGGCGTGTATCTCGCCGCATCCGAACTGGCTGCGTCGCGGCGGGTCCGTCTCACCGGCTTGTTCATGCTCACCACCGCCGCGATGGCCGGGGTGATGACCGCCGGCGCGTCACAAAAAGCACGCGCTGTCGACAACCGGCTCTCCAACTTCCTGAACAACGGCGGCTACATCGGGGGGAACCTGAAAGTCGCCGCGGAAGTCAACACCACCACGTTCAAAATCAACGGCACCCCGCTCACCCTTAACCACGGCTCGCCGACCGCCCCCGGCGGCGGTCCCCTCTCCTACTCGCCGTCGTATGAATCGTCGCAGTCGTCGTGCATGTCCGACATCATTATCGGCCTCAAAAATGCGAACATTTTCGCATGACCGATCTGCTAGCTGAGGCCGTGGCCACCTTCAAATACAAACCCGGGTGGCAGATGCGCCTGGTCTCACCCGGGCCCGATATCTACTGGCCGGTGGACGGTACCGAACGGTACCTGGAGATCACCTTTGCCGCGAACGACTCCGCCACCGGCCAGCCGCTGCCGTTCCCCATCCGCCACGAGTTCCCCGTCCCGGAGCTCGGCCTCACCGTGGACTGGGACCGGTGGCTGTTCAGCCGCATCCTCGACGCCGAGCACCATGAGGCTATGGAGTTTTTCCAGGTGAACGGCATCCGGCCGTTCTACCCTGAACACGGCGGCACGCAGGCGAGGATGCGTGAGGATCTGTACGCCATCAGACGCAGGAGGCCAGCGTGAGCACCGCAGGGTTCCAGCTGACCGCCGCGAGCATCGACCAGGCGATCGGCGGCGCCGCCGACAAGCAACGCGACCTCGCCACCACCCAGGCTGACCTGCTCGCGAAACTCAACGCACTCGGCGCCGACGACAACGCGCGCCGCGCCGCGCTGCAGGCGCTCGCCACCGGCTACGCCGCCGACCCGGTCACGTGGGCCAGCGACGCGCTGTACAAGGCGAACCTGATGGGCGGCAACCTCGCCGGTGTCTACTACGGCACCGTCCAGCAGGGCGGCACCGGCGGCACCGGCGCGGTCCTGTTCAACTTC